CCTGTTTATGATGATACTTCTTCTACCTATATGTATGTTGATGGGACTAATCTAGTAATTTATAATAAAAATGGTACGGAAAGAGATTTTTATTATTATGTTTTCTATGATGTAATATGACAGAAATAAACGGATTAAAAATTGCTAAACCCGGTTTTGATGTTTTAAATTGTGATGTTAAAGACCAAGTTTTTAATTCACAACATAATTCTTTGAAAATCTGGATGACTGGAAATACAGACATTTCGGTATCAGCTTTTACTGGGTTTGGAGGGACTGGAATTGGTGATGTAGATATTCCTCATAATTTAGGATACTCACCTTTTTATTTAGTTTATTTTAAGTTAAAACACGCTACTAAACTTTGGCTTCAGGATTCTTTGGATACAAGTATGCTTTTGGGTAATTACATAACAGGAAGTGCTTATTCTAACGATACTAATCTGCATGTCCACGTTGGCGTAAACGGAAATAACTTAGACGCTTTTACAGCAGTAGCATATTATAAAATTTTAATAGACAAGGCTTACGAATGAAAAATGTTTTAAGGATCGCTCAACCGGGATATGATGCTTTAACTGATCCCAAAGAACGGATGGTTTTTGATTCCCAATATGACACTTTAAAACTTTACAAAAGCGGATCTGGATCTCAGTTAGTTCCGGCGGCAACTGCACCAAGTGGACCAAGTGGAACAGTGACAGTTACTATCGCTCATAATTTGGGATACAAACCAGCTTTTATGGTTTTCTGCACAAGCATTTGGCGGTCAGATGATAAGTTTTCTCCTTATGCTTATCGGAGTATTGGGGCTATTTCTCCTGACGGTGGAGAATACGCGGTTGATGACACTAATTTATACATTCATCTTTATAATGGTAATCCGGCTGGAGATAGAACAATCTATTATCGTTACCATATTTATTATAATGAATTGGCATAACAAACAACATCTAACTATATCAAACAATATCTATCTAGTAGTATTGCATTGGAATAGTTTTGTTTGGGATTATTGAAATATGGATGATTTTAAACTAATTAAATTAACAAGGGGAAAATTTACTTTAGTTGATAATGAAGATTTTGAATGGCTTAATCAATGGAAATGGTTGTTTGATGGAAAATGTGCGGCAAGAGCAGAACACATAAAAGGTACTGGTAGATGGCCTAATCAAAAATATAAACATATTCAAATGCACAGAACCATATTAGAAAAATATAATTTATTAAAAGATAACCTTGAAACAGACCATATTAATAGAAATCCTTTAGATAATCAAAAGAAAAATTTAAGAATGGTAACTCATATAGAAAATTCTATAAATAGAGGATTACCTAAGAATAATAGTTCAGGGTTTAAAGGAGTAACTTTTGATAAAGATACAACTAATAGATATAAAAAATGGAAAGCTCATATCAAATTAAATAATAAACATATTAATTTGGGTCGTTTTCTAACTAAAGAAGAAGCGGCATTAGCTTACAATAAAATTGCTAAGAATAATTTTGGAGAATATTGTTATTTAAATAGTATAGGAGGATAATTTGGACGATTTCAGCGAATTAATAACAGCATTACTTTCAGACCTTAATGTTACCTCATCAAGTTCTTTATATCCCACCGCGACAATAAAACTAGCTTTAAACCGGGCCTATATCAAATGTAGTAGGTTATTCCGTTGGCCAGCGCTTCAGGATGCCAAGATGACTTCTACCCAAGCGAATATCGAGTATTATGACGCTCCTGAAGATTGGAGTCCTAATTCGATCTGGCGGTTGGAGGTTGACGATGAACAGTATGGTGAGGATCCTGATGGCAGTCCGATGGTTTTTGAGGATTATATGCAATGGCGAAGAAATGATGACAATGCTAGTAGCACCGAGAAAAAATGGGCTGTCCAATGGTTGAGATATTTTATCTATCCTGTACCAACTATCGCCGGAAGCAACAACATTAGTATCTGGGGACAGAAAAACGGGGACGAGTTGGTAGAGGATGATGACGAGACCATCTTCAGTCACAATATGCCGGAATGTAATGAAGCGATAGTCATGGAAGCTAGGGAAATACTTAAACTTAAGGGCGAGGATCAAAAGTCAGTAGCAAACGATCAGATGCTTTCTTCTAGGGCGTTGGGAATCTTGACAGTAGCGTTCAATAAAATCAAACAGGAAGCATCAAAATACGAAAAGACTCAAGGAATGTTTGAGGTACCGGATTATTTCGGTAAAGGAAATACAACAGATAAAATAGGGAGATTTTAATGGCTAATGTTTACAGTCCAGAATCACTAGGAGTAAAACCACCGACAGGCGGATTCCAGCAGGGCGGTTGGTATGCAGGACGGCAGTATTGGGGTGGGACACTTTCAGAACCGGGAGCGATCCATCCTTCCAGCAACCAAGTGGGGGCAGGACAGGCAGTCAGTAACGAGGTAGTCGCCCAGACTAATCCGGCTAATGTTCCCTATATTCAGCAACAGCAACAGCAGGCCGCCGCTAAACCTACAACTCCAGTTGCTTCCATTACTCCGGGTACGCCTTCGCCAACAGGGCAACCGGCAGGGACGACTGGTGCGACTTCTGGATTGGGGACTTTCACTCCTACGGCAATGCTTAACCTTCCCGATCTGTATAAAAGTCTTTATGAGGGTTCCGGCATATCTAACATAGAGAAACAGTATTCTGATATGGAGAAGTCGTTTATCGAGGCTAAGGGCAAAGTGAACGATAACCCATTCCTGTCAGAGGCGACCAGAGTCGGCAGGGTAGCTAAACTTGAGACGCTATTTAATGAGAGGACTGCCAACCTAAAGAACGATATCGCTACCAAGAAGGCTGACATAGAGACCCAGATTAACCTCCAGACGAAGCAGTTTGACATCAATTCCCAAGCGGCTACACAGGCTTTAAACCAATTCAACAGTTTATTAAGTTCAGGAGCATTAGATAATGCCTCTGGTGAGGATATCGCCAATATTACCCGATCTACCGGAATCAGTAGTAATATGATACAAAGTGCTATTGCCTCTAATAAAGCTAAGAATGTTAAGACACAACTTATTCAGTCAACCGCGGATTCTGGTGAAGTAACAGTAAGTGTGGTCAATGCTGATACAGGAGAAGTCATAAAACAGACGAGTCTGGGTATGATTGGTAATGCACAAACAGGAGCAAAAGCGACTGAAGCGGAGAAGTTAACTTACTATAAAGATACACTTCGTCAAGATGCCTCAAGTGGTGTTACCTTAGAAGATATATTCAGATTATATACAGGGATTCTTCTCCCTAATGATATTTTAAATTTATATAATGCTAATTCTATTTATGGTTCGGCAAAACAAAGTTATACTGAATTGGCAAAATATGGAGTTAAAGATCCAACTAAGGCTAATGATCTTTCAGCATTACTAGGTGGTCAATAAAATATGGTCTACTATGATCCATCTTTTGAACAAAGACGACAACAGATTCTCGGAGGAAAAGTTAATCCTTCTGGTGTTACTGGTAATGTAAATAATTATACTAATCCTTCATTTGAGGCAAGAAGGACACAGATATTAGCTAATCCAACTAAACCACAACCTATTATTTCTACTCCTCAACTACAACCACAACCTAATATTTTTCAGAGTGTTTTTAGTACATTAGGTCAAGTTGCTAAACAGGCAGGTAATTTAATAGATACTGTTTTTGGTAAAAGTTATGTTTCACCAATTTCGGAATCACAGATAATTAAACCTCAAAAACAACCATTAATAGAAAAAGTTAAACCGATTACAGAAAAGGCTAAACCTATAGTAGAACAGGTTAAAAAAACAGTATCTAGTATAAATGAGAAACTCGGACCATTGCTTTTTAGTCTTGGGCCAGTTCCTTCAGAATACCAAGAGCCATCCACTTTAGTTCCCACGATTAAAAAGGGAGTCAAACCAACTGCCGGGAAGTTTATCGGCGGGATGATTGAAGATGCCTTAATGGCTTATCTTCCAGTACAAGGTGTAAGTCTTAGAGGCGGAAGAAATATATTGAAAGAAGGTTTAAATGTGATGAAGGGTATAAAAACAGCGACAGTTTTTGCAGGTTTTAGGGGATTATTGGGTGCGTTAAAAGAAGAAAAAGTAACTCTTCCTGATTTATTAGTCGCTGGCGGATTAGGCCAGTTAGTAGGAATGTTTGAACCTCAAGTGATGGCAGGTTTTCCGAAAACCGATATTATCGAAGCCAAAAATGTTTTAAAAAATTATGGATTTAAACCTTCGGAATTTACAAATATTGAAGCCTTAAAAACTAAATTTCGTTCTGTTGTTATGAACCTTCACCCGGACAAAGGCGGTAATCCGAAAGAATTTAAAACCTTTGTAGATGCTTACAATAAAGTTACTTCAGCCGGTATAGATAATAAATGGAGTCTGCCGGATATAACTTCTTGGATTACTGATCTTTGGGAAAAAAGAGGACAAACCAGCGAAGCATTATATCAACAAGCTAATTCTACATTTAGGTCTTTTATTGAGAAAATAATCGGCAGAAGCGGTAAAACTCTTGAACTTACTCCTCAAGCAAGCCGGGATATTGTAATTGGAAGCAACTTAGAAAAGACTGAGTTGGGAAAGATACTTATTAAATCTTCATTAGAGGCTCAAAATCAAGGTAAAAATATAACTATTACTCAAGTTCCGGATACAGTAAAAGGCGGAACAATCACAAAAACACCACAGGGAATTAATATCGGAGTAAGAATTATTGAACCGACTGAAAATGCCAATAAACCACCAGTCTCCCCTACTCCCCCACCAGTAGAAGTTACTAAACCACTTGAGGTGAAACCTATACAACCTAAAGTAGGGGAGGGTGGGGAAATTATTCCAGCTACTAAAGGAGTAGGAGCTAAAGAAATAGAAATAACAGGAATGGTAAAAGAAGCTATCTTCTCTGGAGATATGGAAGCCGCACAAGCAATTTATAATGATTCTAAAATCGATAATCCCAATCTACCTACCTTTGATGAAATAGTTAACGAGACTGAAACATATCAAAAAAAAGCATTAGAAGAAGTTAGAACTGAATTAAAGGGAGAAACATTAGGTATGAATCCTGATGATCCAGTTAATAGGATTTTAGCAATAGCTGATAAGTTAGGTAAACACTTTAAAGGTCCGGGTGCTTTATATAAGATCGTTGGCATGAAACGGAAATATACTACTCCAGCCGGAACTTTAACAGTTGGTGGTGATGCTAAAATTGCTTTTGATAATTTAATATTTTCTACTAATATAGTAGGATTCTCGAAAAATATCAAAATATTAGCACAAAAATTCAATAAGATTTTTAACGAAATAAATGTTAGTATAGAGAAAGGAGATATAGATGGTGCAGATTATGAACAATTTAAAAACAGATTCTCAGAAATCCTTGCCACGAGAACCACTTTTAGTGCAAGACGTGGGACTATTATTCCAACAGGCGCTCCAAAAGGTAAAGCCGAAGTTACAAAAGGCGGCGTTAAACCTACTGTCATTCCTACCCTACCGAAAAAAGTAAGTGAATATGGTTTTAATCCTAAAAACCTAGAAGAACCGCAATCACCAAAAGCCTCTAAAGAGACAGACAAAATCATTAAGAGAAGCGAAATAGCCAAAGAGTTAAGCGATAAATTGGGTGTGCCGATAAGACGCGGTAAATTCAATAGAGGACGTGCATTAGGGATATTTAAGGTTGAACCTAAAGTAGTCAGGATAAAAAGAGGTGGACTTCAGACAGTATTCCATGAAGTAGGACATTTTCTGGATGATAAATTTAATTTATCGGAAAGCATCTCTATTAAAGAGCGAAAAGCGTTATTAGAAGAATATGCTTATAAATTCGAAGGTCAGGCAGAGAAACAGAGAAAAGAAGCCTTTGCAGAATTTCTAAGATTCAGGATGACTGGACAAACCAGTAAGGCGGCTAACTTCGCTCCTAATTTTTTTAATACATTTGATGATTTAATGAATCAAATGCCTGAAGTAAAAGAGGTTATAGATACGGCTACCAGAGATTTTACCAGATGGAATAAACAGCCAGCGACAGCCAAGATTTTAAGTCATATTTCAATCGGGACACAAAATAAGATGAGTTTAGGAGATAAGATTAATTCTAGTCTCCATGATTTATATACCGCTACGATTGATGATCTCCATCCCCTATCTGAATTTTCTAAGTTAGCTAAGAAACAACTAGGCGTAATTCCTTCAGAAAAAGATCCTTATGTTCTGGCTCGTAATCTAAGAGGTTGGACTGGCAAAGCAGAGTTATTCTTAAATAAAGGTACATTTGCAAAGAAATTCTGGACAGTGGATGAAAAGGGTAAATCACATATGAATTTCAAGGGTAAGAGTTATTCGGAGATAATGAAACCTGTTGAGAAAGTAGGTAAATTAGATGACTTCAGGGTCTATATCGTGGCTAAACGTGCCATTGAATTAGCAAATAGAGGTATTAGAACTGGTATTGCTAAAAATGATGCCATAGAGGCCCTGAAAGAACTTGGTGAAAAGAACCCTGAGTTTGAGAAAGTAGCTAATGAAAGATTGGAATATAAGAATCAATTACTGGAATATGCCGCTGATGAGTCAAGTGGTTTACTTGGACCAGAAGGATTAAAGAAGATTAAACAACTTAATAAATTCCATGTACCTTTTTACCGGGTTATGGAAGAAACAATCGGCGCTAAGTTTATGGGAAGGCGTAAGATGGCCGGGAATCTAGGATCACCAATTAAAAAGATTAAAGGATCAGAACGAGAGATTATAGATCCATTAGAGAGTGATATTAAGGATACTTACGCGATTATCAACGCCGTAGAACGTAATAGTATCGGGGTGGCGATGGCTAACCTAGCAGGAGAAAACTTTGAATTAGGTAGATTATTTGAAAAAGTAGATAGGCCAATGAAGGGAATTAAAGTTAATGCGAAAGAGGTACTGGATAAGATAACCCACGAATTAGGAGATGATTTTATTGTACCGGAAGATTTAGCGGATATTGCCGTTACCATCTTCAGGCCAACTCAAGACCGGGGTCCGAATATGCTTAACCTCAATATGGGTGATAAACAGATGGTCTTTCAGGTAGATCCGGAATTGTTTAAAGCGTTACAAGGACTTAATACTGAAGATGCCGGGGTAATCATGCGTATCTTATCTATGCCTTCTAAACTTTTGAGGGCAGGAGCCACTCTTACACCCGATTTCTCGCTTCGTAATCCATTAAGGGACCAATTCTCTGCTTTTATTTACTCAAAATATGGTTATGTACCCGGTATTGATCTGATAAGGGGAATATTTGAGGTATTTAGAAAGGGAGAGGTATATGACCTTTGGAAAGCCGGAGGCGGAGAACATGCCATGTTAGTTTCGATGGATCGGGAATATTTACAACAAAACCTGAAAGAACTTTTTAAGGGAAAAGTTAAAGGTGTATTAAGTTATATAACTCATCCACTTAAACTTTTACAGGTAATATCAGAACTTGGTGAAGAAGCCACTCGACTTGGTGAAATGAGAAAAGCATTATCAAAGCGTGCTACTCCGATTGCTGGGTCATTTGCCAGCCGGGAAGTAACCTTAGACTTTGCCCGGATAGGCGCTAAAACTAAAGCCATAAATCTCCTTATTGCTTTCTGGAACGCTAATGTACAGGGGATGGATAAACTAGTCAGATCTTTTAAATCAGATCCATTTCGGACACTCTTTAAAGTCTTAATGGGGATTACCCTACCTTCGATCCTTTTATATATGTCCAACCGAGATGATAAAAGATGGAAGGAAATCCCGGCTTGGCAGAAGGATCTCTTCTGGATTGTATTTACTAAGAATCATATTATCAGGATTCCTAAGCCTTTCGAAGTTGGTATTCTTTTTGGTAGTGTACCGGAACGCGTTTTAGAATATTTAGATAATAAAGATCCTGCTATATTTAATCAATTAAAAAATGATATTGCTAATGGTGCTACGCCGGGATTTATACCAACTAGCCTTTTACCTATCTTAGAGAATATTTCCAATTATAGTTTCTTTCTGGATCGGCCAATAGTTTCTCAAACTAAAGAAGGCTTGCCACCGGAAGCCCAAGCTGGACCATATACAAGTGAGATATCGAAATTAATCGGTAAAACTCTTAATTATTCTCCTGCTAAAGTTGATAACCTAATTCAGGGATATTCTGGTGGTATTGGAAGATATACGGCTCAGATTATAGATAAGGTTTTAATTGGTACTAAAGTTGTTAATCCTCCGCCTAAGCCAGCGCCTAACCTTGAAGACTTGGCGATTATCAAGGCTTTTATGATTAGAGAACCAGTTGGGACTTCTTCTGAAAGCGTCAATAAAGTTTACAATATGTATTCCCAGATAGGCGGACAGGTAACTTATGTCAGGAAATTAGTCAAAGAAGGCAATACCGATGAAGCTAAACAGTATATAAAAGAACACCCGGAGATTATTAATATTGGGACTATCAATGGTGCTGTCTCGGCTTTTTCGGATTTAAGTAAAGCAAGAGATATTATTATGAATAGCAAGACTTTAACCTCAGAGCAAAAGCAGATCAGGATTAGGAAACTTGATGAGGCGGAAACGACGATTGCTCAGAGGGTTTTAAAGCAGTTAAAGAAATGACCTTTGAGGAAATAGTAGGAGATATTATAGCAGGATTATTAATTATATTATTTATTATCTCTATCTGTATGAGTTTATTTAAACTTGTGTTCAGAGATGGTCATGGTTTAGGATTATATGGAGGAAGAGGTAACTCTTACTTTTATGATGAATAATTCTAAACTTGAAGTATTGGAGGAGAGAATGAAAAACCTAGAGAAACAAAACTCTTTAGACCATAAAATAATTTTAGATAAAATTGATAGAATATGGAAAAATTTAAATAATCTTAGTAAGTATTATGCTACTAAGGAAGAATTAGAATTTGTTGATGGCCGGGTAAAGAGTATTGAAATGATTGTTAAGTGGGTAAGTTTCGCTGTTATGGGAGCATTAATAGCTTATTCTTTTAATGTAATTGTATCTCATGGATTAATAAAATAAGGAGACTATAAATGACAATATCTTTTGACGATTTTATAAAAGAGTGGACAGGAAAACCAGTAGACTTCGATGGGGTATATCCCAATCAATGTATGGATCTGATGCACCAATACGCTTATGAGGTTCTGGGGATTACGGATAAAACAGTCTTAGCCACTCCAGCCGCTTATCAAGTCTATACTCAGTTCAAGTGGGGGGATTATTTTACAAAGATAGATAATACTCCGACCGGAGTGCCGTTAAAAGGAGATCTCCTTTTCTTTGGGACTGGCGTCGGGGCTTATGGTCATGTTTGTATTTTCATAAACGGTAATGTTAATTCTTTTAATAGTTTTGATGCCAACTGGCCGACAGGAACTCTACCACATATTCAAACACATAATTATAATGGTGTTTTGGGATGGTTACACCCGATCAATCAACCTCAAATGACTGTAGAACAGGTCATAAAAGACTACGAGACTAAATTGGCGAGTAAAGACCAAGAGTGCCAGCAAAAACTCAAGTCTTTAAAGGCAGAAGTCGTTAAAAAACTCAATGACCTAGCGAGTCAATATACTTAACAAAGCAAGGTGATGAGAAAGATACGTAGAAAATTAATTAAAAGTAGAAAAAGAAGAGAAAAAAAGAAAGAAGGTGGTAAGTAATGGAAGATATTTTTGATAAAGTAGGCGGTACTAAGTTTACCGGGTTTATCTTTATTACTATTTTAGGGTTTGTTTTGATCTTGGTGAAGGATACAAAGACGGCTACAGATTTTATGGCCTTCGCTTTTGGTATGTTTGGTTTGTATGTTGTCGGAAATACTATTTCTAAGTTTTCCCAGAATGGGACTGAGGTTGGAAAATGAGCAGGGAACGAGGAGATTATTTACAGTATGTTGAAGAAAACCGAGCTAAGGATATAGCCCAAGCCGGACAAAGGGAGGTTGTGGTTTTTAATTGCCATAGCCCAAAGAATTTGCTTAACCGGTGTATTGACTTACAAACTTTGGCCGATCAAGGTCAACCTGTAGTTGATGCCTTGCTTGAAACCGAGCAGGAACTTTATCAAGCGGTTGAAGACAGGGTAGATGAAGAAATTTCCGATACAAGAAAAATGGGTTGGAATGATTTTTGGAATATGGTATATCAAGCCAGCAGATGGCAGGAGCAACTTGAAAAAGTTGGGACTTGACAAAAATACAGCCACTCGTTAGAATGGCTGTATGAAACTGACTATTTTATTCTACCACACGCACGCAAGAAGGTGCGTTTTTTTGTGGTCGTTTTTAAATAGATAACTAATACAGCTACTGAAAGCTGGCGTACACCGTCTGACTAGAGACTGGATATCTTTTTCAGTTGGGCTTTTTCTTTGTCTTTTTCTTATCTTTCTTTTTCTTTTTCTTTTTTGGGTAGATATACTATTGTAATACATATAAATTACTTATTGACAAAGGAAGCGGTAGTTTGATAATATATCTTAAAGGAGGTAATATGTTCCTAAAATTAAAACAATATATAAGAAGAAAGTTATTTAATTATCGTTTAAAAAAACGAGTTGGTAATTGTAGAAAATTATATTTTAAACTAGGTTTGACAATAGTATGATAGAAAAGAAAGATTACATGGAGCGTGATAAGTTTTTTTTTGCTTCCCTTAAGTTATTTCCGAAATGGCCCTATAGGTCGAGATTAGCAATTGGTATGTCCCTTAAAGACTTCTGGGCTAAAGATAAATTACTTTATAATTTTATTATTAAAAAAGACAAGTCTTGTATGTATCAGATAGCAAGTTATAAAGCTAGAGTATTAGGTCAGATTTATAAAATGCCTTATGGGAGTTTACCTAATATTATTCCTTTACAAGAATTTAAAAAGATACCCATTAAAAAAGAGGAGAATAAAACTACACCAGCGCAAGTAAGTTTATTTAAACTATGACTAATTTAGATCATAAGGAATTTTCTAGTCGTGGCGGTAAAAAGACATTCTTTAAGTATGGTCGAAAACATTTTTCTGAGATCGGTAAAAAAGGGATGAAGACTAATATTAAACTCTATGGTAAAGAGTTTTTCGTAAAGTTATCCGCCGCCGGGGTAGCCGCAAGGAAAGCCAAAAGAGATGCGGCAAAACCGTTAGTAGAGAAAATAAAGGATGCTATTTTACCGAATACATCTAGTAATACTGCCTCTTGACAAAGGAAGCGGTTGTTTGATAATATTAGTTAATAAGTTGAAGGGAGGTGAAGAGTGATGAACGCTCAGGATAAGTTAAGAGAAAAAGTTAATATTATGAGACAAGAAAGTAAAATAGAGAAAAAGGTGGTAGAAGCAAAAGTAAATAATACTTTGGCTATTGTAAAACAAAACGATGAATTAGCCAAAATGTATAAAGATAACGCGGAACTTGGATCAAAAAATTTAGGCGGTCAATCTCCTTTATTAAAAGTTCACACACAAGGTAGAAGTAGTACAAATGAGTTGGCTGAGGGTGGAGATCCTAATGATGGTTGGTTTTTCTATAAACCTACCGGGGAGCAGTTTAAAGAGATTGAGTGCCATATCTTAACAATCAGTCGTGGTTTTAGGGCTGATGGTATTAATAAAAAAGATGTTTTTAATCAATTAATGGCCGGAGTGATAGTTAATAATGGTGAATTAAAACCATTTATAACTTATTTAACTGGTCTAAAATTGAAACAAATGTGGGAGTTTGGTAAGGAAGCCTCGAAATATACAAGAGCCAAACCGATCCCGATTCCAATGTTTACTTTAAAAGTGAAATTGACAACGGAAAGAGTTAAAACTGATTATGGTAATTCTTGGATTATAAAATTCGAGATTTTACAGAATGAGGATGGATCCCCAATAGTGGTAACTGATTCGGGATTATTCCAATTTTTAAGAGATCATGTAGAATCGGTTGAGGATACAATCGCCTCTATAATAGCGGCGAAAGCGCCGGAAGAAACAATCGATGAGGGAAATAAGGAAGAAATACCTCATCCGGCAGAAGCAATAGATGATGAAATTTACGGCAAGTAGATGGATAAGGAAGCAAGGATAGTTCCTTGCTTACTGGCAAGTGGCCGATTCAATTGGAATATTTGTCATAAGTGTTCAGATAAGCGACTTGCCAGCAAGGAGGAAACTAACTATGAAAACTTATAGTGACAGTACATCACCATCTACCAGTCCTAGTGTTCGTTTAAGTAATTTTAAAAAAAGGAGTAATATGAGAAAGAATTTAAAGATTTTAACCATAATCGGGGTAGCATTAGTAGCACTTTGTCTTTTATTTACTACTGGTGATTTAACTCAGTTTATTATGCCGACAACAGGGGTAATTGTCTTAGGTGCTTATGCTTGGGGTAAGTTCAATGATAGGACGATTATGCTCTGGATGTCTGGATTCTTTACTCTCTGCTATGTCTTTTTGAATTTGTCTTATTGGGATTTATTATTTTGGGTTTTAGTCTTTATATTTGTATATAGGGATAAGGAGTAATTATGGAAAAACTAGAAATATTCATAGGCTTTTTATTCATCCTTTTTATTTTCCTGTTTGGTATCGGCTTGGGGATACTGCTGAACCAGAATTTTATGTTAAGGCAGGAATTACAAAGTTGCATGGCGTATCAGAAATGAACCTAAACAATGACTGGTTTATGCTGATTGTAGTCTTTTTAACGGCCTTAGCCTTTGGCCTTTTGTTTTACTTTATGGTTGAGGCTTTAGTTAAATATGGACTTTAACAACTTAAAAATTGAATAATGGGCGGAGGCGGGCGGAGAACCGTATTGGGAGCGGATAAGTGAGGAGAAAATCCTAATGAATACACAAAGGCTCTTAATTCAGATAGGGCGTATTCACCCACAAACTGAATCTGCAAGTATAACCTTGCTCGCCCATTATTGAGAGTTTAAGTTAAAAAAGGAGAGAAAATATGTGTCAAGCCATAAGCATTTTAATTACTAAATCTAAAAAAGTCTACTGGAAGGCAGGCGTTGATTCGCATGACCAGCTTGTAGAGTTATTCAAAAAAAAGGATAAAGAGTTAAAAGATGATAAAAAACCGCCTTTAAATACCTTTGCAAGGATTGAGATTGTGCCCCATGACGGCAATTACTTAAAACCAAAACAGAAATGGGATTACAAAATTGATGAGGAGGTTAAACCTGACTGGTTAGATAAAAGCTATGAGAAGCCATGCCGGTTAGCAGAGAAACTTTGGAAAAAAGAAATTTATAGCCAGTTTAACTTAAAGGAAGTATTAAACCCAATTTATCCTTTTAAGATAAAGCCGCCTAAGATAACCAAAAAACATATAGATGTAGTTAAGCTGTGGGCCTCGGTGTGGGACTCGGTGTGGGCCTCGGTGCGGGACTCGGTGTGGGCCTCGGTGGGGGCCTCGGTGTGGGCCTCGGTGGGGGCCTCGGTGCGGGACTCGGTGTGGGCCTCGGTGTGGGACTCGGTGCGGGACTCGGTGTGGGACTCGGTGTGGGCCTCGGTGGGGGTCTATTCTGGTTCTATGTTTCCTAAAATTAAAAAATGGAAATATGTTGATAAAAGAAAATCGCCATTTAATAAAATTAAAGGTTATCCTTTCCAATCAGCCGTTTGGTTGTGGAAACAAGGATTAGTAGCTAGTTTTGACGGTTCAATCTGGCGATTACACGGTTCACCTAAAGGAAATGGGAAAATAAAAACTTTATGGGAATGTAAAAAGGAAGATTTATGATTAACCCTAAAAAACTTACCGCCATTATCCTGATGCTGGTTATCTTTTTAGGTATGTTCTACCTTTTAAAAGTTAGTTTGGATTATGAGGGCTACCATCAAAGTTTGATAAAGGAAGAATGAAAAAAAATAACCTAACCAAACAAGATAAAGCCAAAATAGATTCGGAAGTCTTGAATATTTTAAGATTCCTTTGTGGAGTTTTAAAGATAAACTTTAACAGGATGGATAAGAGATATATGACATTGGCGATAGACATGTTTGTTGAAGGCTGTAGATATGTCCATAATAAGGAAAAAGAGGAGAAAGAGAGGCTAGTGAAGGGATTTGCGTATGAAAAGTAAACTAACACCTAAAGTACAAGCATGTAAAACTGCTTGTACTAAAGAAAAACAAAAACTAGCGGAGATTAAAGACAAATTTATTGAAATTGCGATAAAAGGAAAAGATGAACCTGATGAATTGAAAGGACTTTATTTATATTCTAGGTTTTTAGATTATTTAAAAAAGGAAATCGGAGGGGGGAAATGAAAATTACAATTTGTGCTTTTACTGATAATCAACCAAATTCTGTGGCCTACCGTAAGTTTGACAATATAGACAAGGCGGTAGAGTTTTACCGAAAAATGCTAGAGAAAGAATTTGTTAATGTAATTTCAACTAGGAAAATAACAAATGAAAAATAAACCAACAATTAAAGGCTGGCGGGAAAAATTAAAAAAACTATTTCCGATTGAGGCAAGTATTTGTAAAGATTGTGGTCATGGTGAGGATTTACATTACTGGAACGGGGGGGGAAATCTAGCAAATTCGGGATATGACAGATGTAGACATAAAGGTTGTGAATGTATATCTGAAAACTTTGAAATTAAAATTATTGGTTATGAAGAAACTAAATGGTTGGAAGATTTTATCCAGTCTGAATTGGTAAGGGCGGTGGAGGGGGTGGAAGTTAAAAAAAAAGATGATAATTTTGCTGTAAGAGATTATAGAAATGGTTACAACCGAGCCATTTCCGACCTTAAAGACAAGAAGAAAGAAATTTTAAAGCAACTTGAAAGTTGAAAAGAACCAGATTATCAAGGTTAATTATGAGGACGAGGTAGAAAGGCTAAAAAGGATTATAGATGCCTAATCAATACGGAAGGACGCATTGGCGGGGAGGTTACGCTGGCTATGTCCGGCAAGGTATGGCCTACTGCAACGATTGCGGAAAGGAACTGATGGAAAGTGAATTGATGTCAATAGAGGATAAAGATGGAGAGAGAAAGAGACTTTGCAGGGAGTGTTATAATGAGTTGAATGGTAGAAACCCAACTGCTAATTCTGCAATTCATCAAAGATTGGGTTCATAATGAGACTACACCCATATCTCTAGTTGATATAATTGAATATATGACTACCGCGGAATACAAGAGTTACACCACCATTAACGCGATCAATTCTTTAATAAGGCAGGGGTATTTGAGGAGAATAAGAGGGAATAAGAATAAGACTTACTTTGTAATGCTGATGAGTATATAATATTATAACCAAACCCTAGAAAGGACGGTAATTATGACAGATCCAACTAATCTTCAAGAAGAAACCAAAAAAAAAGAAGGTAGACCTCCTATTTGGACATCACCGGAAGTTTTAAAAAAATTAGTTGATAATTATTTTGAGAATGAGAAGAAACCTACATTAGCAGGTTTAGCTCTAGCTTTGGATATTAGTAGATCTACTTTATATAATTATGGTGAGAAAGATGAGTTTTTGGACATTATAAAAAAGGCTAGAGAAAGAGTAGAGAAACATTACGAAGATTTATTGATTTATAATGGTACTCCTACTGGAGTTATTTTTGCTTTAAAGAATATGGGATGGGCTGACAGGTTAGAAACAGATTTAACTACTAAGGGTAAAGAATTTCCTACTCCAATTCTAGGGGGAATAAGTGTACCAGAAAACAACAGCAACCCGGAAAATAAGTAAATTAATTAAACGTATCCGGGGAATAAGTGGTGGTACCGCGGCTTCAAAAACTATTTCTATTTTACTTCTTTTAATTGATTATGCTCAAATGGTTAAAAATGAATTAATTTCTGTTGTCTCAGAGTCTTTTCCTCACCTTAAACGTGGTGCTATGAGAGATTTCATTAATATCATGGAAGAACAACATTATTTTAATCCTTTGAGGTGGAATAAGACTGATTGTATTTATACTTTTGAGACTAACACAAAGATAGAGTTTTTCTCTGCCGACCAACCCGGAAAGGTGAGAGGACCAAGAAGAGAGATTCTTTTTATTAATGAGGCTAATAATATTTCTTATGAAACCTATACTCAACTTGAGATTAGGACAAAAAAGATTATTTTTTTAGATTGGAATCCGGTTCAGGAATTTTGGTGGTATACGGAAGTATATGGAAAACAGGATGTGGATTTCATTACTTTAACCTATAAGGATAACGAGGCCTTAGATCCGGGAATGATTCAAGCGTTAGAGGTTCGTATGGGTAATAGGAATTGGTGGCGTGTTTATGGAGAGGGATTATTGGGTGAGGCAGAGGGTAGGATCTATAAGGACTGGCAGATAATCGACGATATGCCATTGTTTCCTCATGAAGCTAGACTTTGGCGTTATGGCTTAGACTTTGGCTACACTAATGAGCCCTCGGCAAGTGCGGCAGTCTACCAATATAATAATGGTTTTATTTTAGATGAGATTTTCTACCAGAAGGGATTAAGTAATAAACAGATTGCAGATGTGTATAAGAATCATCCTAGGGCATTAATAGTCGCTGATAGTGCTGAACCTAAAAGCATTGATGAGTTAAAAAGTTATGGGTTAATGGTTATTCCATCAGAAAAAGGTCAGGGAAGCGTATTGCAAGGGATTCAATATGTACAGGATCAAAGAATTAGTGTAACTAAACATAGTCTTAACTTAATTAAGGAATACCGGAATTACTTATGGATGACTGATAGGGACGGCAAGATTATCAATGAACCAAGTGATATATTCGATCACTTAATGTCGGCGGTAAGGTATGCAATCGCAAACGGCCGAAAGGTGGACTGGAAACCCAATGATCCGGGGGGAATAAAGCCTTTTTATTCTGGTATCCCGGCTTGATACTTGCATTAAAGTAGTTTTGTTTGTCATTATCAAAATATGCCAGTAGATTTAAAACCAGTCGATCCAGAATTGCAGATGCTTCGTTTAAACAAACAATCTGGGTATAACTATCGAGAACGCAGACAGGACGACTGGCTCGAGAATTACACCCTCTACCGCGATAAGGTAACTATTAACCGTCTCACTCAGCGCCAGTCAGTAAACCTTCCTTTAATGAAAACCGTAGTCAGGACTCTCTTAAAAGATGTGGATGATATGCCTGTTCTATACTTTGAGAATCTTGATAATGACAAACAGGCTGAGGTTTTTGAGAATGAGTATTGGAAGGTAACAGGGGAAGAGAATAAATTTGAGATGCAGGATATCATCGACAAGCGACAGGTATTTCTATTCGGCCGTAGTTTCAGGCAATGGCAAATAGTTGACGGTAAGATTAGGATGACGGTCGAAGATCCACAGGATATCCTTGTTTCCCGGTATACAGAACCGCATAATATTAATTCTTCGCGCTTCCTAATCCATACTCATATATTTAAGACATTGAGTGAATTGGAATCTAATCCAGACTATGATAAAAATGCAGTAAAGAGGTTAAAGACTTGGTATGCTACTCAACAAGGGTTGATAAAGTCAGCCACAAACCAGCAGATGTTAGTGGAAAAGAATAAAAAGATGGCGGAAATGGGTTTACAGGATGTTGAAAGTCCAGTTTTAGGTGAAACTTATGTCGAATTGTCGCTTCATTTCTGTTACAGGAAGGAAGAAGACAAGGACGAGCAGTTATACCTCTATGTCGAGTGCGAGGACATGGAGATCCTTATGAAGAAGTCACTGGAAGAGGTGATTGGTAAGACTTCCGATAACTTTTGGCAGACACACTATCCTTATAATACATGGGGTGATGATCTTGAGCGTCAGGATTTTTGGAATGATGCGTTGGCGGATATCGTGAGGACACCGAATAAAGTGCTTAATTCTTGGTTCTCGCAGTTAGTAGAAAATAGGACTTTGAGGAACTTCGGAATGCACTATTATAATTCTTCATTGGAGGGTTTTATGCCCTCGACCTTTAATCCTATACCTTGGGGTTGGTATGGAGTGCCGGGTAATCCCTCGGAGGTTTTACAGAAGGTGGATATTCCTGATTTGTCCGAGTCTCTAGATGAAATGAACTTCATAATCCAGATGGTTGAGAAGGGTTCAGGCGCGACAGCCACCCAACAGGGAATGCAGACTGAAAGACAAGTTACTTTAGGAGAAGTGAAGTTAGCATTGACGGAGGCAAAGGAGAGAGTAAAGGGGATGTCGAAGTTTTACACCCAAGTCTGGAAGGAGAGTGGAGAGGTATTCTTAAAGATGATCGAGGCGGCGAGTGATAAGTTGGATTCGG